AACTTGGCTCGGCTCCTTGTACGGCAGGGGCATGATGTTGTCCCTGACCGACCCACTTGGCACATCTACATCACGGAACTCGCCCGGAGCGATGGGCGTGTCATCTCCCTTAATCCTCAGGCCACGGGACTTCAGACCACCGGGCAGGTTGGACAAGGTTCCAGCATCCACCAACTGACGGATGATGGAAGTACCAGCGCGAGCATAACCACCAATAAGATGGATATAGCCCAGACCATAAGCACCAAAGCCAGGAATATATGTGTACTGGACGAAGTGCTGTCGCTTGAGCTTCTTTTTGTCCGCCTCGTCCCAGTTACGGCGGATCGCCAGAATCTCCTGAGTACCACGATCCAGCGTAACAACATACGGGAGCGGAACTTCATCTTCGTACCCCGGCATATCCCAGTCCACATGGATCTCTAGGATCTGATACCGGTCGTCATCCGTCAAGGAGTAACCTTGCTCTTCTGCCTTTTTCTTTTCAACGTCGGTCAGGATGCGAGTCGGCTCCCCAAGATCCACCTCCCGGTAGAACCCTGCCACCTGCAGCTTCTTGATCTCGTTCTCCGTTTTACGCATCACATGCGTGACACGCTCGGCGGTGTAAACATTGCTCGCCCCATAGGGCATGATCAAGTCTTCAGCCGGCACAAACGGCGCAGCGGGCAGTTCCGTGCTTGGGTTTGGATAGACCTTCTTGAACGCAGCACCTGCAAGCCCCAGGCTATAGAGCATCCGCTCATGCTCTGAGCGGTAGTCCACCATCCGCTCGGTCAGCATGTAGTTCATGTCATCACGAACACGCTCTGCCGCGTCCTCGTTTAGCCGGGTGGACTCTCCAATGATCTGCGTCTTGACCGGCCCCTGAGCAGGGAAGGTCTCCGTGATCATTTCTGACTGGAACCTGATGGCAGCTTCTGTCAAAAGCGGGCTGTAAACGCCACAAGCACCAGACCAAGGCTCGGTGCGCTCCTCGTACTTCATGCCAAGAACTTCCAGCCCCTTGACAAACATTTCTGTCCAGTCTTTGCGACTGTTGATGTCCGCGTCTACCAGAGCTACAAGTTCGCTGGCAAGTGACTGCATCTCACTCTTGTCCATGAACTCCGCAAGGTTTGCGTCAAAATCATCTGCGGTCTCGGGTTCCGGCATCAAATCGATTTCGACGCCATCAATTCCTATGCTTACACCCTCCGGGTCCTCAATTTCGATTTCGATTGCAGGCTCTGCAGACATGAGCGCCATGTCCATAGGCATGAGGGCTTGGTCGATGTTGGTAGCCATGATCTGTCCTTGATTCAGTAATAAGCAGACCGTCTGCTGCTCTTGAAGTACCGCTGCTCTTCCCGTTCATCTGAAGGTAAGCGGATGAACCCACCTTGCCGGAACCGCATCAACGCCATGACCGTTGAGTCAACCAAGTCGTCGTTGGGCATGAACGGGAAACCGGCAATCTCTTCAACGACTTCTTCTGCCCACCTCGTTTGCGGCACCCATACAAGTCCTGAGCGCACGATGTCAACAACCGAGTTCAGCCTAGCCAGTTTATCCCCAGAACCCCTGTGCGGGGTGTACTCCTGCACAGGCAGACCCATCCTTCGCATCTCCTGATACAGAGGAGTACCGCTGGACTTCTTTTCAACGATGAACGAGTCAGGTTCCCAAAACTTGTACTCTTCAATAGCAAGTTTTTTAAGTTCCGGGAACTCCACACGTTTTTTGATACTGTTGAGCAAGATGATGCTGTGGCAGTCTTCTTCCTCGTTGAGCCATACTCCCCACGTGGTCAGGGCCGTGAAGTCAGCACGGTTGTGGGACTCAGCCGCCGCATCCAGCGACATGATGATGTACTCGCACTTGGGCGGGCTCTCACCCTCCCACCATTTCCACCACTCACGCTTGATGACCGAGGCTTCCTCGGCGGTGGGGTTCTGCTGGTACTGGGCGTTCCACTGGAACAACGGCATGGACGCTTTTGTCCGCAGAAGTGCAGGCACATCGTAGAACTCAGGCCACAACGCACGCTGTGAGCCGTCATCAGACTCAAACAAGGCCGGGAACTCGATCACCTCATACTGGTCCGAGTCCTCGTTCTGTCCCATGTCCTTGGTCACCCGCCCCGTCAGATCGTTCAAATGCCAACGGGTCTGGATGATGGCAACCCGTCCACCCGGCATCAAACGGGTACGCGCACCGTAGGTGAACCATTCATACGCCTTGTCAAACACCTCAAAGTTACCGTTGATGATGTCTTGCTCGTTGTGAGGGTCATCCACCAGAAGCAGGTCGGCACCCCGACCAGCCAACGCGGAACCCACACCGCAGGCGTAGTACTCACCCCCAACATTCGTGTTCCACCGCCCAGCCGACTTGCTGTCCTGGGCCAAAGATGTTGTGGGGAACACCTGCCTGTAGGCTTCGGTGTCGATGATGTTTCGCACCTTCCGGCCAAAGTCCACCGCAAGATCTGCAGTGTGCGAGACCATCAGCACCTTCTTATCGGGGTACTTACCGATGAACCATGCGGGGAAATAGATACTAACAAGCTGGGACTTGCCGTGACGCGGGGGTATGTTGACGCAAACCCGGTCTTTTTTCCCCTCGGCAATCGCCATGAGCATGTCGGCCAAGATCCGGTGGTGCTTACCCACCTTGTAATCCGGCTGGATGTGCTTGCAGAACTCAATCAGGTCGTCTCTGCACGCCTGTGCCATCTTTCGCTTGGCTAGAGCGTCCGCAATCTGCAGGATCTCCTCTTGTTCAGAGGAGTCAAACTGGTCGATATTGGCAACCAGCAGTTCAACGTCTTCGTCAGATACGTCAAACAGCATTTTCTACGCCAAGTTCAGCGTCAACGTCAACAACTAACGCAGAATTGAGTACTTTGTCAGAAATTGTGTTGTTTTGGATGATATTTGCGTCTTCCGCACCGTTTTGCAGGGCTTTTGACCGGATAACCGCGAGTTTTTCACGCAAAGACTGCTTCAGATCTTCGGTTGAGCGGTGCGTAATGGTCACTTCCGACCGTTCGGTGAACAAACCTACGTCAGAAATCTTGCCCAGAAGTTCCAAAGCACGGATACGCACCCTGGGATCAGGGTTAGCAGACTCCTGAAGCAGCTTGTTTGTGACATAGGTGCGGATCTGGACCGCGTTTTTGACCACCGCATGGCTGAATTCACCCAACAGGGTGTCCAACTCAAGGATAGCCGCAGGGCGCATGCTTGCCATCCTGCCCGATGTCACTGATTTGTTGGTCGTTTCCTCGTCCTGGGCATACGCAGTGAGGATGTCTTCGGCAGCTTGCCGGTCTTCCTCGGTAGGCACCATCAACTCGGGGTCCAACCCATTGGCAGCAAGCTCATAAATGGTCTTGCACGCAGCCGTCGCACGCTCTTTAAGCGTGGCATGAGGCAGATCGTCGGGTGGAATGATCACACCCAGATCAGGAGTTATGACAAGTTCAGCCATTTGTACGCAGCCCAGCATGGAACCGAGCGAATTGCGCGGAATGTACAAGCAATTTTTGAAACGTGCAAGGAGGTTGGGACTCCTACCGGGGGGTGTTTCTAAGTTAGGGGGTACTAACTTAGAAGGTCAAACTTAAAAAGTGGTCTTTGCGGGCGCGAATTACTAACACATACGCGGCGCATGGTACCTGCTCAGGATTGGGGGGCCGGGTACGGGTGGGTTCCCAGGGTAAGGACTACACTGTAGACATTACTTGTCACTCCCTGCTATCTCTTGTGATTCCCTACCAGTCTGGCATAGTTCAGTCATCGGCACACACCGTGCCGGTAACCGCGACTGACGGTATCAGTCGTTGCCTAACGTGAAGGAAACATCATGGCAACAGAAAAGAAGACCGGCGCTGGCCGGAGCGTGAAGCCCCAGACCCCTGTGCAAATCACATGGGATGTGGCGCAGTCCAGACTCGCACAGGCCGTATCGGCTGAGGGGGTAGCCCACAACAAATGGGTGAGCGCCTCCGATACCCTGTGGATTCTCGGGGTGCGCCCGAAGGACTTCGATCAGGTGCAAGGCCCGAAGGGACTGACCGAATCGGAGACCTGGGTCAAAGTGCAGGGGATGGTAATCAAGGGGTTTAGCGCACGGGTTCAGGCTCTCTTGAGCGTGACCGGTGCGGCCATGTCTGGACTCTCTGAGTCCGAACGTGGCGATCGGAGGTACTGGTCAAAACGTGTCCCTGTGATGATGAGTCGCGTTATTGCGTACCTCAAGCGTCATGAGGAAAACGAACGCGGTGCGAAGCAGAAGACAACCCTGGCTGACCAGATCGTCAAGATCTTGCAGAAGCAGAAGGACAGGGTGAAGAAAGCAGACGATGAGAAGATCGACTTCGACAGGAACGCAGTGATCGAGTGCTTCAACACCCTGATCGCTGAGCTGACCTAAACCACGGGGGGCTTCGGCCCCCCTTCACTTTGAAAGAAAACATCATGGAAGCACTCAACAGCACCATCATCGAAGCACAGCGCAAAGTGCTTCGGGCGGAGTTTATGAACGACGGCCAGAAGATCGCAATGATCATTGACCTGGAAAGGGAAAGGGTTCGGTATGAACGGGCTTTTTTCCGAATTGAAAACAGGCTGATCACTGTACTGGAGCGCGTTGAAGAGGAAGTCAGGATTCACTCTTGACCACTGACCCGGCCACGTGCCGGGTCTTTTTTTGTCTGTACGAACTCAGCCCGACCACATGGTCGGGCTTTTTTGTTTCTGTATGCACCCTCCCAGGAACGTCCTGGGATCGAGACCAGTTCTCTAAGCAGCGGTGAGGAGGGGTGCGCAGCATGTCAGCAGCGGTGCGTTCGGCCCAGTGGGTTAGTCCACATATGTCGGGATACTTATCAGAGTAAACCCCACACAGTAATACATACTCAATATCTCCGAGATACTACCCCCAATACCCCTATACCAGTTCCTATAGCAGCGGCGAGGAGCGAGATACTAAAGTTCTTACAAGTTCCTTACAGCGAGATACTAAAGTTCTTACAAGTTCCTTACAGCCTCTGAGGAGGGCGTTTGAGCGTAGCCAGCGTAGCGAGTAAGACTGTACGTGTCGGACTAACTTGGACTGTACGTGTTGTACCCCCGTTCAAGTGTTCGGAAGTTCGGGCTGAACAAGTGTTCTATTGTTCGGAGTGGCGGTGAGAGGGTTGTTCTTTTTTCTTAAAAAAAGCGTTTACAGGAAGTGCTGTAAGAATCTTGTAATGTTCTGTGCAATGTTCGGAAATTGGGGGTATCGGGGGTACAACCACGAGACTGCATGAGCCACTCGCAGATGACGGTACAAAGCAGCCGCTGACTCTGAAACACACAAGGTAACCTGTTGTTTTTAATAGTAAGTAGTAGTAAGTAATATAATGTTCTAAAGTTCGTATTGTTCGGTCCTAAAATGCTCGTCAGCCGGCCGATTTCTAGCTTTTGGTGATCGTTGCCAATCTGCTGCCTATAGTTCCTGTAAACGCTTTTTTTTTCAAAAAAGGGGTGTTTCCAGACAGGCTGTTTTAGAACAAAACGGCATTAGAACTTTCGGCCACAATCAACAACTTGCCCATCCACACATCACGTACTTCCAAGAACCTTCACTTCCTACCACTTCTCACCACGTTTTATAATCAAAAATAATATCTAATACTTGACTTATACTCCAATATATGCTACAATGTATTCATACGGTGGGAAAGCAAGTAAATGACCTCACCGTATATCTCCCTCAATCACATACTCAAGGACACACATCATGCCAACTCGCCACACTGCCTCTTTCACCACCGTGCGTGGCCAACGCCTGCCCCTGCTGCACATCGACAAGATCCCCAACCAGAACAACGACACCACCGACCTGCTTGCTGCCCTTGCAGCCGGTAATAGTTTCCGTCTCACCGAGCGTGCCACACTCGACCTGCATGACCTTCTGCAGAACAACATCTTTGATTGTGAAAGTGATTTGGAAGAAGAGAAGACTGAAATCGCTGATTTCGATGTTGATTCTTCCGACGCTTGCGGTGTCACCGTGCGCACCATCACCGACATCCTGCAAGACCTCGATGCACTCGCTGCCGAGCCCACTGCTGAAGAACTGATTGCTGCCTACTACAGCAAGCCCCTGCTGCACCCCAAGGCCCGATAAACACTTGCCCACAGTGAAAGCACACACATCATGAACTACAGACCCAAGCGCCCTGCCGAGCCCCCAAGGTTTGCTGGCAAGTACAGCACCAATCCCAAGATCAATTACAGGAACACAAGCACCCCCGTGCTTACTCCTCGCCCGTTCATCCGCACGACCGATACCCCTGCATCACTCAACGCTGCAGACACTCCCGGCACTTACGCTGCCAAGCACGCCAACAACAAGTACACAGGCACTGCATGCCTGGGGATAGCTGCCATGCACAAGAGCAACCTTGTGCCGATCTTCAACGCTGACGCAGCCGTGGACGCTGCAACCATGAGGAGAAACTGATATGAAAGTAAGACAGGTCAAGCACCGCACGGTTGTCACACCGTGGATCTGCCTGAGCCGAAAGGGTAGGCGGATGGTTGTGCGTGCCCCCCGCACCTATTGGTTCGCCCGTAGCGTGATCCCCAACGTCTAAGGAGAAACTGAAATGGAAGAAAAGATGCACCCCAGCAACTGGATGTTCCAAACACTCGTTGGCAAAACCGTCTCGGCAGTGGAGTACGTGGATGACTTCGATGAAGGCATCACCCTGCGGTTTACGGACGGATCTTTTCTGTGCGTCTGTGAGGAGATGCAAGCCGGTCGCATCCAAGTAGCAGCAAGCATTAACGAAGCCGAATTCACCAAGGAGTAAACATCATGACAACTAAAGCCAAAACCAACCCGTTCACGTTCCAAGTCAAGTGGAAGCCGTTCACCCGTGCAGACCTCTCGTGGGTGCAGAAGTTCTTCTCGTTGCTGCCGAACAACCCGGAGCTGATCTATCTGAAGAAGACCGCAGCCAAGGCGCACATCACCAACTCGGGCGAAGCCCGGTATGTGGACTCGCTCAATGAGTTCATCTACGAGGAGGATGACATGCTGGTGCTGGGTGACTACACCATCACAAAGTCAATCACTGCAACCATCACGGAAACGCTCACCAAGACCACACGCAGAGAGAAGTTTCTGTACACCGTGCATGAGCCTGTGCATACCCCATCGTCTTCACGTTGGGAGCCCGATGACACGGACGTTGCCGAACTGGGTGAGGCCGAGTCCTTGGCCGATGCAGTGAAGATGATCTTCCTGCGTGAGTACGAAGCGCTGTTTGATATGTGCGCTGAAGCCGTTGCCATCGAACAGATGATGGAGGATCAGCAAGCCGCCAAGCAGTTCACTCAATCGGACTTTCACGCGGAGTGTGCATGAAGCATGCACATAGAAAAGCACACGAGGCCCAGTTCAAGCTCAAGCCCATGTGTGAAGTGTGTTACCGCCCGTTCTCTTCCGTTGCACGGAAAGCTGGGCATCGTCATTGTGTAACTTGCAGGAGAGACGGATGGACAACCCGAACAACCACAACTACGAAGACCTCGCAATCGCCTGCATCACAGTCGGTGTGATTGTGGCAATCATCTTTGGCTGGATATGAGGAGTAACAACTACCAAACAACACAAAACACTACCAAACACTTGACACACGTGTCATCTTGTGTTACAATGTATTCAGACGGTGGGAGATCGGGTAAATAAACCAGCCCACCGTCAGCAACCCAACTTCAATCACTGAAAGCACATCATGTATCTGAACTACGAGACCCTGACCACCGCCCCTGCGGTGACGAACGTGCCCACCTTGACCACATCTTTGCGGCTGCTGGAGATCAGCATGTCCGTGTGGAGTGGCAGAAAGCAAGACAAGCAAGCCACTGCGGATGCTGCGTCTGTCAATGGTGCAGACAAGAACATCCTCAACACAACCAAGCAGTTGCTTGGCGATTGCCCCGAGTTGGAGGCGGTGCGTAAGTTCGCGTCCAGCACCCGTAACTTCGTTTACAGCAGCACAACTGCCTGGGGTGACCTTGGGCAACGTGCGTTTCCCATGTCTCGGTTCCCGCAACTGCATAAAGAACTCGATGGACTCAAGCAAGAGTTCGACCGTCTGGTAAACGAGTTTCTGTCTGTGTACGAGTTCAGGCGCACCAACGCCCAAGCAAAGCTGGGCAGTCTTTACAACCCCGACGAGTACCCCTCTGCGGAATCGCTGCGCGACAGGTTCCGTTTCACTGTGACCTTCCCCCCTGTGCCTGAGGCAAACATCTTCAGCGCAGTGCAGGACGAGGCCGAAAAGTACCTGCGGGACGAGTACGCAAAGGTGTACACACAACGTATCGACGACACGATGAAGGAGGTGTTCGACCGTCTGCACACTGCACTTACCCACATGGTTGAGCGTCTGGACTACAGCGGTAAGGAGGACAAGAAGAAGTTCAACGGCACCCTCGTGACAAACGTGAGGGATCTGGTTGGCATGCTGGCCGACTTCAACATCACAGGAGATAGCAAACTCACCACGTTACATATGCAACTTGATCAAGCCCTGATGGGTATCACCGCAGAGGCACTGCGTGAGGACGACCACCTGCGTGCAGATACGCGGGCCAAGGTCAAGTCTGTTCTCGGCAACATGTCTTGGTGAACACCATTAAGAAAAGTTATCCCCAACTCCATAAACATTCACCTATTCATCTGAAAGCACATCATGAAAAACCTGTATGACGTTTCCCTGGCTCAGGCCACCAACATGATCCGTCTGTGCGGATCAACGAACACGATCCTGTTGCAGGGTCACATGGGTATCGGCAAGTCCAGCATCCTGAAGACGCTGAAGCAACTGCTGCCCGGTCACGTGCCTGTGTACTTCGACTGCACCACCAAAGATCTCGGTGACATCACCATCCCTAAGCTCGATACCAAGAACGATGACGGCACGGACGCTGACTACGTGCGGTTCGTTGCCAACGAGGAGATGGGTCTGCACCACGGCAAGCCGGTCATTCTGATGATCGATGAGTACGGCAAGGCCAACCCGAGCGTGAAGAACGCAATGCTGCGTCTGATGCTGGAGCGTAAGACAGCCGGGTACACGCTGCACCCTGACTCAATTGTGTTTGCAACAACCAACCTCGGGGCCGAGGGGGTCGGTGATCTGCTGCCTGCACATGCACGTAACCGTATCACTGTGCTGCGTACACGCAAGCCAACTAACGTGGAGTGGATCGAGGACTTTGCCATCGACGCAGGGGTTGATCACACGCTGCTGGCATGGGTATCAGAGAACGGTCAGATCTTCCAGAGTTTCGAGGACTGCCCCAAGCCTGATGACAACGAGTACATCTATCACCCCAGTGCGCCGGGTCGGGTGTCGTTTGTCACGCCAAGAACTTTAGAACTGGCATCGAACTGGCTCAAGCTGCGTGATCACATGTCCGATTTGGAACTAACCTCTGCACTGGTGGGCACCATCGGGCCACGTGCTGCTGGTGACTTGGCCGCATACATAAGGATCGCAGATCAACTCCCGACGCTGGACGAGATCAAGAACAACCCACTGACTGCCAAGGTGCCTGCATCCGAGACTGCAACGTGCATGGTGGTGCATAGAACGCTGGGAACTATTGAGCGTAATTGGACGGATCAATGGATGGACTACATGGTGCGTTTGTCCAAGGAAGCTCAGGGCATGTTTGCCAACGCAGTGCGCCGCAGCGTGGACAAGAAGAAAAACGGTGTGGGCAACAAGCGACTCATCGAGGTCAACACCAACAAGAAGTACATGGACTGGTGTTTGGCCAATTCCTACCTGTTTGCTGCTGAGAAGAAGTAAGGAGACAACAAATGAAGCGCAGAGCAGTAGTCACTGAAACCGTGACGTATTACATCGAATTCGAAGCCCCCGAAGGGGCTGACGAAGATCAGATCGAAGAACTCGCACATGCAGAGTGGGGTACTAATCCAGACCGCGATCCGGACGAGTACGAGTGTGACATTGAAGTACAGGAGTGAAACATGTTGATGATCGGTAAACCCCTCAATGCGCAGCAGCGCATGATGAAGGCCGTGGTGGACATCATGGGCAAGGACTACTTCACCGCACTCAGCGGTGTGCTCATGGCCCTGCACCAGACCATCCAACCCAAAGATGCAAAGGACAAGAAGACCGTCACGGCCATGACCAATGGCCTGGATGTGACCTATGCCGAGGAGTTTGTGGACTCACTCACGGACGCAGAGTTCCGGTTCCTCATGCTGCACGAGGCATACCACTGTATGTACAAACATCTCATTACCTGGGACTGGATGTACGACATCGACCCGTCACTTGCCAACCAAGCATGTGACCACGTGATAAACCTGAAGCTGCTCGCTGCTACAGAAGATGCAGATGTGGGTAAGACGTTTCTGTCAATGCCCGAGGGTGGTCTGGCTGATCCGCAGTTCAGCGGTATGGACAGTGCCGAGATCTTCGACCGACTGCGTAAAGCACAGAAGCAACAACAGCAACAACAGCAACAACAGCAACAACAGCAACAACCGCAACAACCGCAGCAAGGCCAACCTCAACCCGGTCAAGGTCAGAGCCAACCGCAACAACCGCAACAACCGCAACAACCGCAACAACCGCAACAACCGCAACCCGGCCAACCCAAGCCGGGGCAAGGCCAGCCCAAACAAGGTTTTGACGACCACGATTGGGAGGGGGCCAAAGACCTGACTGATGAGGAGAAGGCCGAGATCGGTCGCAAGATGGACGAGGCCGTGCGTCAGGGTGCGTTGCTTGCAGGCAAGACCGGGACCGGGGGTAACCGGGACATTGACGAGTTGCTGCAGTCCAAGGTGCGCTGGCAAGATGCCCTGCGTGAGTATGTGCATGCGATATGCGCAGGCAGTGACTTCAGTACGTGGAGGAGACCTAACCGCAGGTTTGTGGCTGCGGGTGTTTATCTTCCCAGCAGCATCAGTCAGACCGTGGGTGAGGTGGTCATTGGCATCGACACATCGGGCAGCATCGGTGGGCCTGAGTTGTCCCAGTTTCTCGGTGAGTGTGCGGGGATCTTCAACTCCGTGCGACCCGAGGCAGTGCGTCTGCTGTACTGGGACACCCAAGTGTGCCGGGACGAGCGGTATGCGCAGGATCAACTGGATCAGATCGTCAAGACAACAAAACCAGCGGGCGGCGGGGGTACATCACCCTCATGTGTTCCTCAATACATGAACGCCAACAACATCAAGCCGCAAGTGGTGGTGATGTTGACCGATGGTTACGTAGGTAGCGACTGGGGTGCGAACTGGCCCTGTCCTGTAGTGTGGTGTGTGGTCGGTAACAAGAGTGCCGAGGCCACCACGGGTAAGACGATCCACGTTGAGTGGAATGTCTGAGTTTTAACTTCTCACTAACTTGAAAGCAAATCATGAGTTTCAATCACATCACCGTTGACAGCCTCGTTCAACCCGTAGCAACCGAGGAGCAGGTTGTGTTTGCCGGAGGGGCCATAGGCGCAGAGAACTTCACCGTCAAGCGTGCCAACTACAAATGGTGGCTCGGGAACATCCCTGTAAACAAGTCCGTGTACACCCTCGGCATGGAGATCAAGCGGGCCATGCCTTGGGTCGAGTTCGGTGTGGTGGACGACCACGGGGGGAACCAGGGGAACCAGAGAACGTATGACCGCTACGGTAGCGACGAAAGTGTCCCTGCGATCTGCTTCGATGAGGTTCAGGTGTACGTGCCTGGGCAGCAGTACGTGCTGGGCCGAATTGGTTATCGGGACTACGGTGTGCGGGAACTTGTCATCGCTTACGGTGTGTACAGCCGCAAGATCAAGATCGGCAAGGTTCACAAGCACTCCAGCAGATATAACACTGCTATATCCACGGATCTCAAGCGTGCGACAAAAGCCGCAGTGCAGAACCTCACGCCCTACACGGTGGTTGAGTGCGCAGGGCTGTCGTATTCAGACTTCCGAGAGAACATCAAGTCTGGTGTGGAGGAGGCGAATGCCGAGGCGCGTAAGCTGATCTACAGATGCAGCCCACAAGCTGTGATTGCTGCGGAGATGGCTAACCTGATCAGGCAGGGCGTGGAGTTCGTCACGCCCGAGTTCAAGGAGGCAGCGGCGCACTACCTGACTGCGAAGAGCGAGGCACTCGCAGCGGAGACACGCAAGACGGGTGCGTATTACGTGAACTTGTTTATAGCCAAGGACAAGCAGTACGCACGGATTCTCACGACTGCTGGGGATGTGAAGTCCTTTGTGCTTCCTGCCTATGCGTCTCGGGAAGAGACCATCATCCCGGTGGAGGACATCCCTCTGGATGTTCAGGCCAAGATCGCCGTGCTCATGTCTATCGACAACGAGTCCTATGCACCGGGGGTTGGTTATCGGGTCGGGCCTAACACCTTCTGGGTGGAGCGTGAACTTGGCTAAACCTGACACCGAGAACTACGCAACAGCAACCATCCGCGTGGATGTTTCAAAGCCACCACAAGTCGAGATCCTCGTGCTCGATACCCTATCAGTGATAACCCCTATGGGCAGAATGAGGTGTACGTATTCTACTACGGACTCCCTTCCAGAGTGGTTACAGCGTAAGTTGTCAGTTCTGATGGGGTTCAAGCATGAGATCCCGACCGAGCCGGTGCAAGGTGTAGGTAGACGGGTTTCTCAAAACGTGTATTGGGTATTCCTCGATCCGGGAGAGACACTTGGCACAAACACCCGAGCGAAAAGTAAAAAGCGAGGTGCGCGAAGTTCTTAAAGAGTTGGGTGCGTACTACGTCATGCCTATCACTGGTGGGTATGGCAATTCAGGCGCACCCGACTTCCTTGTCTGCCTACATGGTCGGTTCATTGGGATCGAATGCAAGGCAGGCAAGGGTAAGACCACCGCACTGCAGGAAAGGAACCTCCAGCAAATAACTGATGCTGGTGGCATAGCCCTTGTCGTGTATGAGGACGATGTGGGCACATTGAAGCAAGACCTCATGACGTTCTTCAAGGAGAGATGAGATGGTAAAGAGCAAGATCGAACTCGGTGCAACACAACCACCCGTGTTTACTGAGATCAAGAAGAAGCGCGGCCCTGGTCGCCCCCCGAAGTCCAAGACCCAGCGCATCCGCGACATGGTTGCAGCAGGTGCGTCTGTAAATCACATCACCGAGAAGCTGGGTGTCTCACCACAGCAGGTGTATCAGGCGCGGTACGACCTGAGGAAACAAGAACTGGTCTCAAAAACGCAAAGACGATGGGCTGACCCCAAACTGCTACCAATGCCAGACGACCCCGCCCCCTGCACTCCTAAAGAGGCAGCGTTCATATGGCCAGTGCCCGCGCCGAAACCTACGTTCTGGCAGCGAGTCAAAGCTGTGTTCTTCCCTAACTAAAACATTTTGGAGAAACGAAATGAGCGAGCAACTTACTTTGGTGCCCCCCAGTCCACTCAGCGAGTTACAAAAACTTGCCTTGAACAAAGCCTTTGCCATGCTCAAGGGCGCGGGGTGCAAGTACATCGTTGTGCTGCCTGACGGCACCGAGCACGCCCTTGGGGATCTGAAGCTGGCCCCACCTGAGCAGCAGCGCAAGCGGCATCAGGTAGTACCGATGGGTACGTACAAGAAGATCTATGAGCCCGTCCTCAAGACTATGGAAGTGGGTCAGATGGTTCACATGTCTGCTGAAGGTCATGATCCTAAAGGCTTGCAGTCTGCATGTACTGCTTGGTGCTCCAGCAACTGGGGCAAGGGCTCGGCCATGTCGCACCTGACTGCCACGGGCGTTGAACTCATGAGGGTCGCATGAGCAAGACACAACTCGTTAAGCACGCCCTGAAACTGTGGAACGTGCCGCACGTATCAAAAGAAGTTAACCGCGCCAACGCACGCAAGTGGATTGCTTCTGTGGAACGACTCGGTGACCGATGGTTGCTGGCAAAGAAGATTGAAAGGATCGCCCAATGACTGCAGTAAAACCTACACCGTGGTTTCCGGGTGGGGCCAAGCCCGTGCGCAAAGGGGTGTATCAGCGTATGTATAGCAACAACCCAAAAGATATTCGTTATTGCTTTTGGGATGGGGATTGGAGGGTTGGGTACACGGACGTTGAGAGTGCTGCAGAACATCGTAGGGGCTTTGCGCACTACCAAAACTTGCCCTGGAGAGGAATCCATAAATGAACCGAACCCCGTGGTTCAGTGGAATGCAGTCCCCAGTGCGAGAAGGTGTCTACGAAAGAAAGCTGTGGGACTACCACCAACGTGAGCCGCTGGTTGTCTATGCCTACTGGGATGGCAAGCAGTGGTACGTAGGCACCTACTCACCTGAAGATGCTATGGCTATGGCTGAGAAGTATGGCCCAACCATGACCCTGTACCGCGAATGGCGCGGGTTGCTGAAGGAGGATGAAGAATGAAAGACGAAGCACCACCGCCCGCCGAGGCGGCAACGGAACTTGGCGCAAATATTGACGACGGCCCTGAAACGCTAGGCACCCTGGTGCTGGCTGGGTTGTTGGTTGTTCTGGTTGTTGGAGTTATTGCACTACTAGCGGGGTACTACTCATGAAAGTTGAAGTAACTGAAGCAAGCGTTACGAACGACATGGGTGTCGTTGCCACGGTAGAGCTTGTCGATGGGGTCACCGTGAAGGTCAACATCAATCAATACGTCGGCTGGAACGACTGGATC